TTCGTCTTCAACTGCTCCTGGTGTTCTAGATTTTGCAGGTCAAGATTTTGATGGTGGTGAAACTCCGTGGATTCAATCACAGACCATTGGTGGTAAGAAGCACAATCTATTTAAGGTTCATACCTTTGCTGACGGTAACGATTCCAACAGAACGGTCAAGATTTCCATTTCAAACACTCGCCCGGCTGCATCAACCGCAGATGACCAGCATGGTACTTTTGCATTGATCGTTCGTCAATTTGACGACACCGATAGCCGAATCAGTGTTCTTGAGCAATTTGATAATCTGAGTCTTGACCCTGATAGTCCAGATTACATAGCACGCAGAATTGGCGATCAATATTGGAGTGTTGATACAGCCAATGAGGACGCAACCCTAGAAGGTGAGTGGGCAAACAACTCTGATTACATCTATATTGAGATGCCAGCGGCTGGAATTGAGAATGTTCCAGACAGAGCACTTCCAGCAGGATTTGCTGAAGTTAGAGTTCCGGCGGTCTTCAGCGGCGTCAGTTTGGCTCTTCCAACTGAGGCAGCTCCGTCATATGTTACCACTCGTTATGAAGTTCCTGTTGGAGCATCGGAATCCGTCGCCAACAGTAGAATTTACTATGGTTGGGACTTTGCCGATGTAACAAACGGGTCATATCTAAATCCAATTCCGGATGGTGCACCTATAATTGGTTCAGCATTCAGTCTTGAAGACTTAACTGGTAACGATGCAGATGTAGCAGGAGCAGTTACTGCAAGCACAGTAACCGGCGGAAGCCTTCGCAAGTTTTCTGTTCCAATGCAGTATGGATTTGATTCTCTAAACCCATCTAGAGTTTTGGCAACCGGTACAAACATTGCTGCATCTAACACCCAAGGATTTGACTTGTCGCTATCAAGCACAAGTGGTTCAAGGGCATTTGATTTGGCAATTAGCATTGTCGGTAACCCTGAGGCATTTGACATTAATCTATTGATGGTGCCTGGTGTTCTACGACAGCTGCACTCCTACGTCACGCAGATCGGCATTGACATGTGTGAGAACAGAGGTGACTGCTTCTACATCATGGACGGCTTCTCGTTTGGCCAGACCGTAGACGGCGCCGTCAACGTCGTATCAGGACTTGACACCAACTATGCAGGTGTGTATCATCCTTGGGTCAAGATTTTTGACTCAACAAGCAACAAGAACATTTGGGTTCCACCTTCGGTCGTGATGGCAGGCGTCTACGCCTTCAACGACAAGGTAGCCGCAGAGTGGTTCGCACCTGCTGGACTCAATCGTGGTGGTATTGATGAGGCAATTCAGGTAGAGCGCCGTCTAACCAAGACGAACCGCGACGACCTGTACGAAGGCCGCGTCAATCCTATCGCTCTGTTCCCTGGTCAAGGCATTGTAGCATTCGGACAGAAGACCTTACAAGTTAAGAGTTCAGCACTTGACCGCATCAATGTTCGTAGGCTTCTCATTGCAGTCAAGAAGTTCATTGCATCATCCGCCAACTTCTTGGTGTTTGAGCAGAACGTTGACTCTACGCGTCAACGCTTCCTCAACATCGCCAATCCGTATTTGGCAAGCATTCAAGAGCGCAGTGGGTTGTACGCATTCAGAGTCATTATGGATGAGAGCAACAATCCACCTGACTTGATTGACAGAAACATTCTTGTTGGTCAGATTTACTTGCAGCCAACGAGAACTGCTGAATTTATCAGCTTGGAGTTCAATATTCTCCCGACTGGCGCTACGTTCCCTGAGGGAGCATAATTCGTAAATGTATATTTACAAGATTACGAATACGGTTACTAACAAGGTCTATATAGGACAAACTACTTATGACAATCCAAATAACCGTTGGTCTGCTCATAAGTCAGATTTGGTTAGGGGAAAATGCTTTAATCCTTATCTTCAAAGAGCATGGGATAAGTATGGAGAGAACGCTTTTTCGTTTGAAGTATTGATGGAGGCGCCTACTCAAAAACAGCTTGATGAATTAGAAATTAAGCTTATTAAAGAACACAAGAGTAGAAATCCAAGATTCGGATACAATTGTAGGTCAGGCGGCGCCCGAGGGAAGCATACAGAAGAAACTAAACGAAAATTATCTGTAGCTAGAACACAATTTTATAACTCTAATAAGGGAAAGCAGCTCAAGAAATATTTATCGGAATTAGCTAAAAACCAATCGCATTCACTTGAAGAGAATGTCAAAAGAAGCAAAACCCTCAGAAAATATGATTGGGATTCTCCCATAGTAATATCTCCTGACGGAAAGAAGTATGTAGTTCATACTGTGAAAGGGTTTTGTAGAGAACATGGCATTAAACATGACGGCCACTTCCGACGACTTATTAGAGGAATGCGGCCTCAATATAAAGGATGGACTTTGAAATGAAACGCTCGGAACTCAAAGAAATAATTAAAGAAGAATTGCATATGGCTCTCAAAGAAGGAAGAATAGAGCAGATAGAAGATAAACTTGATGATCTTGAAGTTGACTTAAAAAGTATTTTGGGGAATGTTCTTGCTTTCGATGAAACAACATCAGATACTACATTGAAAACTTTTATTGCTAATTTTAATAAAAAAGCAATAGCATATGTACAACTTTCCAGAGAATATGCCAAATTGAAAGATTATAGGAAGCAATAGAAATTGTATAAAATTGTAGATAGGATCACCACATAAATGCTATATTCTTCTACTCAAAGAAGCCCTGAGGGCAAAGTTTGGAGACTTCCAAACGGATACTGGCGTTCTTGTAATCACAAAGGTCAGCAATGCACTTTTAGGTTGCAAAATGAAGCCCAACAGTTTGCTAATCAAGGCAGAACACTGGTGGAAGAAGCTATTAAAAAGGGAGACTCTGTTGTATTGACATCTACTTTACACAGAGGTGGTGCTCGTGGCCGATATGCTATTACAAAGGATTATCCAGCCGGATCAAAAGCAACTGCTATGTCAGATCCAAATGCTTTAGGTTGGGTTAGAGTAAAATTTCCGGATGGAAGACGAGCAGACATACATAGTCAATGGCTTAAACTTACTAATATGAAAGAGGGGGACGAACAACTTCATCCTGAAGTGACTAGAACTGCATATGAACTTGGACAGACAGCGTTCAAAGGTGGCAAAAAGAGAGCAGCCGTTTTAGACCCAAAAGTAACTCAGTTGGCCCGCGGCATGAAAGTGGGGCAAGGTGCTCAAGAGATATTTGCTCAATGGAATAAAGGATGGGATGACGCTAGACAGGAAGAAGAACATGCTACTACTGGCAGTCTTAGACACCCATCGCTTAAGGGACTTCAACGCATTTCTCGCTCATCCTATAGAAGAACTAAAGAAGGAATCAACGAAGAAGGTTATAATGTTATGACGTGGGGAGAAGCCGTCAAATATCGTGCTCCAAAATTGAAGGGACGCAATCCAGGAGAAGTATGGAAAACCAAACCCGGCGCCAAATCTAAATTTGGTGCTATGAATCAGGTAAATTTGGTTCGTTATTTTGATGATAAAGGAAAGGCTGTAGAATTTTCTAAAGGAAAGCAGCCAGCATCTTATAGTGGATGGCCCGGCGGCCTTTATGTTGACGAACAACTTCATCCTGATTCGTTGTTGGAATCCAAAAAAGTTATTAAGGGTGAAGTTTCAGTGTATACTTCTGGTCGCCACATTGTTAATGGCAATCCTGTTAAGGCGGTTATAAAAGGAGAGGGATCTGGCATACCATCAATTCGGGGTGGATGGGGTAGTTTTATGATAGAATTTGAAAAATTAATGAAGCAAGTTAACGCTAAAACAGGAGATGAGGTTACAATTACTATTGAATATCGCTAAACCAAGTTTCATAAAAGGTATAAGCGACATATTTATAGCAGTAACACATTTTGGAGATAATGCAGTGTGGGATTATAAGAGATTCTTAACTGAAAACCGGCTAACTACGGTTAGCCGGTTGGATGAAGCTGAAGATGTGGGCATGCGAGTCAAGAAGGCTTTGCATGGCGATTCTGAAGGCGCACGAGACTTTCTTAAGTTTGCAGTGAAGTTGAAGAACCCACAAGAGCAAGAGTTTGCTGTTCAATATGTTGAATGGGCACAATCAGGTGTGGGTGGAGTATTCAGACCAAAGGGAGTAAAGATTGATCCCCGCCGGTCTGCAATGCTACAAAGAGTCATCAACACGCTTATGGTGTGGGAATGAAAATCACACTGACACGATATTTATAGTTGTAACACAGTAACACTTTTGGAGATAACGCATGGCTAACCTAGTTGCCGAACAGGAGATGTTCTTCAATTCATTTGAACCAAAGATGACCAACCGTTTCCTCTTGTATATGGACGGTGCACCATCTTTTCTTGTGAAGAAAGTCTCACGCCCGCATCTTACACAGCCCGCAAAGGAGCTACCACATATTAACCTTGTCCGTTATGTAAAGGGTAGGTCCGTTTGGGGCACTATGACTTTCACTCTATACGATCCAATCGTTCCATCAGGAGCGCAAGCAGTCATGGAATGGGTCCGACTACACCACGAGTCCGTCACCGGTAGAGATGGATATGCAGACTTCTATAAGAAGGATTTGGTATTCAATATGCTCGGTCCTGTTGGCGACAAGGTAGAAGAATGGATCATTAAGGGCGCAATGATTACTGACGCAACCTTCAATGATGCTGATTGGGATACAGACAATCCAATAGAGATTGAGCTTACCGTTCAACCTGATTATTGCATACTCAATTACTAATCTAACACGGATTGTCGTAAGTCATTACTGAGTCTCCTTGTTCACTACTTATTGTTAGTGGCAGGGAGACTCCGTATTTGAGGAACACCAATGAGTTGTAACGATAGATTAGACATCTGCATTAATCAAAATGCATCATATACTCTTACATTTCAGTTAACCGCTAGCGGCTCAGGAAATCCTATAGACATTACTTCAAGTCTTTGGGAATTTTCCGGTTCTATCAAAAACCAATACAAATCCACGGCTCCAATAGTAGCAAGATTTAGTTCCAGCATTGTTGACGCGGCGACCGCAACGGTCAACTTTACACTCACCCCAACACAAACACACTTACTGACGCAGCCTAAGTATTACTACGACATAATTGCATCCGTCAGTGGCAGCAATCCTCCACAGACTGTCCGTTTGTTAGAGGGGACAGCAACAGTATCACCAGGCGTCACCGTAGAGTCATAATATGACTGTTCCTGCAAATATTACAATCATTGTCACAGGTAGTGCTGACCCAATTGTGGTTACTCCGATTGTGTCGGGGTCAATGGAAGCATCTACCGCAGCAGGCACTCTGTTCGCCACCTACGCGTCAACAGCGTCCTTATCTATATTGACCGAAACAACTACCTCGATAAGCGCATCGCACGCAGTCAACGCGGACAGCGCAATTTCCACCAGCTACGCCGATTTTGCAGCAACCATTCCAACAGACTACACGGCCAGTTATGCCGTCTACGCAGAAACAGCGTCGTTAGCAGCCACGGCCAGTTTTTCAGAAACTTCATCCTTCTCTATTTCGTCATCTTTTGCAGAAACTGCATTGACAGCCGATGTAGTCGAGTATGATAATGTAGCAAATAAGCCGACTCTTATAAGCTCATCGGCTCAGATTATTGATGTTCTTGATGCAGAAGCAGTGGTTAGTGGCGGAGCAGATGTTAACCTGAATAATATCAGTGCCTCTTCGGTTCATTTTGCTGACAGTTTGAGAGTAGAAGGAACTGGTTCGTTTGCGTTCCTGGAATATGTGTTTATTACAAGTTCCGTTGTAGAGTTGACCGGCTCAACCAAGTTCGGTGATTCTGCTGACGATGTTCACCAACGCACCGGTAGCATGGAAATCACGGAAGGAGGGTTTACTGGCTCATTCCAAGGCGACGGAGCTCAAATTACCGGCGTCATCTCTACAAGTCACGCTTTACAAGCAGATAGTGCAAGCTTGGCCGATAACGCAATCTCCGCGTCTTTTGCGCCTTCTGCGGTAAGCGCATCGCACGCACTCAACGCGGACAGCGCAATCTCAGCCAGTTTCGCAACTACATCCAGTTTTGCAGCATCCGCGAGCTCGGCACCGCAAGCACAGACTGCTGAGAGTGCTTCGTTCGCCACAACTGCATCATTTGCGTCAACCACAGCTCCACGAGAATATTTGCAAGCAGGAATGACTGCAGATCAAACCGCAAATCTTACCGACGGCAATCACATACAGTTCAATCTCAGTAGAGGTGGCTATAACATTCCAATGACTTCAGGTTCTGGTCAGTTAGCCGGCATATTCACCTTGGCACCGAACAAGACTTACAGACTGCAAGCAGAAGCCGGATTCACATTCGGCAGCGCCAGTGGATTGGCCAGATTCAGGTGGTACAACATAACTGCCGCGTCGTTGGTTGGTTCTGCCGCTAGGGTTCGCCCACGAACTGATACGTCTGACGCAAGCAACCAGCCCATCGCTGGCGCCGTCATTTCTCCAACGGTGTCCACAGAAGTTGAAGTCAGATTTCCTGGTGGAAATAGCAATATCACTTCTGTTCGCTCCGGTTCAGTAGAAGCCTGGATACAAGAGGTATGATTAGATTAGTTGACTTACTTCCCGAAGATGTTGGGAAAGGACGAGCAACCGGCTCCCTCCGTCCTGGTGGTGGACCACTTGGCCGTCCGCTAGAGCTTTTGCCGTTCAAGGGTGATATGGGAGGAATGGAAGAAGGATTTTTGAATCCTGAGGAGCGTTCGAAAAACTCAAAACTCAAAGAACTATATGTGCTGCATGATAAGTTGCAAGGACACCCAGCGTATTCCGGATGGACCTGGTCTTCCACATACGCTAAACAATGGGTCAATATTTACACTAGAGCATTAAGAGCAGCTGAAGCTTTCTATAAAGACGAGAAGTTAGCGGTTAAAATGGGCCACGATGCGCAAAGAATAAGAAATGTGTTCAAGAATGCCAGAATCGCCCTTGAAGATGCTTTTAGTGAAATGTATGGAACACAGGAAGCGTTTATTCCTGCCGCTGATGATGCTCTTTATATGTTGCACTTCATCTTAGACCACATGTCGCTATATATTAAACGCTAATACTGAAAAATACAAAGGTCACTAATGGTTCACCAATCTGCATATCAAATCATATTCACATTCGGGAAGCACCGTGGAAGTAGTTTAGGCTACGTCCATGATACAGACCCAAACTACCTACGGTGGTTACAGGGTTCCGAATTGCCAGAGCTCTGGCGCACTGCTGCAGAGAAAGCACTTGCAGGCGAGTCAGTGGAGGAACTGAACCTTCCCCGAACTCGCATGAGTCATGGGAACAGCCGCCAGAGTGGCAGTCAGCCCGCCGGGCTTGTAGTTAAAGATAAAAAGACAGCGGCGGTGAGGTTCCCATATGACCAAGAGATTCTTAATCGTATTAAGGCAGAAATAGACGGACGCACTTGGAACGCAGAGGCCAAATGTTGGGAGTTTCCAATCGTTCATCTACCAAAAGTAGTTAACATCTTCGGCGGCCTGGATAACCTCAAAGTTACCGATGCGGTCAAGAAAGCCTATAAGAGAGAGCAGAAACGACGTTCAGACCTGGACGAAATTCGGTCACGCATTGAAAGTGACCTACATATATCAACGCTGATACCGCTTTACCCATTCCAACGAGTAGGAGTAGAGTTTGCACTGCGCGCCGGTGGGAGAGCCATGATTGCAGATGCAATGGGTTTGGGTAAAGCGCAACCTTTGGATGCTAAGATTTTAACTCCGCTGGGCTGGAAATTAATGGGCGACATTGGAATTGGAGATGAAGTTATCACTCCTAATGGTGGTATTGCTAATGTTAATGGGTGCTTCCTCCAGGGAGAAAAAGAGATTTATAGAATTACTTTTTCAGATAAAAGTTCTGTTGAGTGCTGTTTGGATCATTTGTGGTATGTAGAATCTCCGCAAGACAGATATAACAATAGAAAGGGAAAAATTCTAACTACAAAGCAACTGAAAGATGACCTGGTAGATAAATGGGGAAATGCGAAATGGGCTATCCCTCAGGTGGATTGTATTGATTTTAAGCAGAATGTTGAATTACCATTACATCCGTATGTGCTTGGAGCTTTAATTGGTGATGGAGGCTTAACTCAGGGGCGAGTTAACTTCACTGCAGCCGATAAGGAAATGGTATCACTATTACAAGAATGTATTCCCACCTCAGTAAAAATAACAGCGTCTAAACATAGTAAAGGAATAGGCTACTCTATAGTTTGGGCAGATTCTGCAAAAAATGTCTACAATCCTATTAAAGAAGCTTTGGAGGAATTGCAATTGATGGGGAAATATTCTTATGAAAAAGAAATTCCCGATCAATACATGTTCACTTCTCTAAGAAACAGAATTGCACTTTTTCAGGGTCTTATGGATACTGATGGGTGGTATTCCTCAGCTTTGCAATTTGGTTCTACTTCTGAGAAATTAGCTAGACAAGTTAAAGAATTAATAGAGTCGTTTGGCGGAACAGCTAAAATGAAGGGAAAAAGATCAACATTTAATAAAAAGAAGTATAGAACATTTTGGGTTCTTACGATCGCATTGCCTGATAATATCCGTCCATTCAAGTTGAGCAGGAAAGCACAAAACTATCCAGGTCGCCCAAAATATAAACCAGTAAGATACATTAAAGCTATTGAAATCTGCCGTCAGGCAGAGGCCAAATGCATATCGTTAGATTCAGAACAGCAATTATATGTAACAAACAATTATATAGTTACTCATAATACTGTTCAAGCAATAGGTTTTGCGCTGGAAAAGCAAGCTAAGACGCTTGTTGTATGTCCAAAGTCTGTCACTCTGCAGTGGGCGGAGGAAATCAAGAAATTCACTGGTAAGAACAGCACCATTTGGACTACTCAGAAGGTTGAAGGACACGGAAACAACCAATTTCACATAATCAACTACGATGCAGTCCGCAAGCAACTCAAAAAGTTGCTCCAAATCAACTGGAATTTGCTTGTTTGTGATGAAGCTACCAACTTGAAGAATCGCCGAACGCTTCGAGCAAAGTCGGTGCTTGGTTCGTGGAAGGAACGACGCAAATATCCTGGAATCAAAACCGATTATGTGTTGTTTTTGACGGGAACCCCAATTCTAAACCGACCGATTGAGGCATACTACCTTCTTAGCTTCATTGACCCGCAACGATTCAAGAATTTTTATCACTTTGTCCAGCGATATGGCGGCTGGAAGTTTGCAGAACCGAAAAATCTTGAAGAATTACACGAGCGAACGAAAGATGTGGTCATTCGGCGGCTAAAGAAAGAGGTTTTGCCTGAATTACCCGATAAACAGCGCAATGACCTGTTCATTGAGCTTGAAGAGCACGAGCGTCAGGCCTACAACGAGCTTTTGGACGACCTTTTCAGGACTTGGCACTTCAATGGTAAGGCAACAGTCAGCACAATGCCGAAAATCCAAGGATTTTTGTCAAATAAGAAGCTAGAACGAGCAAAAGAGATTATAGACGAGTTTTTGGAGGCTGATAGAGCGATTCTTCTGTTCTCTATCTATATTGACCCACTCAAGAAGCTCAAAAAGCATTATGGGGACCAAGCAGAGTTGTTATATGGAGATACATCCGCAAAAGAGCGCAATGCTATCGTAAAACGGCTTGTGGCTGGCAAATCTAGGGTTGGGTTGGTTGGATTGCACGCCGGCGGCATGGGGTTGGACGGATTACAGCATGTTATAGATACCGTAATCTTTATCAACCAAGATTGGGTGCCCGGCATTCACGAACAAGCAGAAGACCGCACTCACCGCATCGGTCAGAAGAAAAAAGTCCAGATATTTTATTTATTGTGTGACAAGACTATAGACGAAGACATGAGAATTCTTTTGGCAGAGAAGCAGAAGGTAATTGACACCGTAGCTGACGGGAAACTGGTGTCATCCGCTAGATCTCGCTCTACATTCAAAGAGTTTGTCCAGCGGCTGTCGGCTAAACACGGTGAAGATTTCACCGCCTGAGATACTTATAGAGTGGAGTAGTTACATATTGGAGGTTATGAAGTTATGACAGAAAAAAAGTTTCCAACCGAAACAATAGATTTACCAAGTCACGGTTGGTACTACGACCAAGCAAGCCCATTGGCATCAGGTCAGATTGAGTTGAAGTATTTGACAGCAAAGGAAGAAGATATTTTGACTTCCACGAACCTGATTCAGAAGGGTTTGGTTATTGATAGGTTATTAGAAGCTCTGATTATAGATAAGAGCGTTGACTTCAATGATTTGCTCATTGGAGACAAGAATGCAATCATGGTTGCGTCAAGAGTGTTAGGTTATGGCAAAGATTATGATGCACGGGTTGCCTGTGCTACTTGTGGTGTCATTTCAGACACGCGCATTGATCTGACAGCGTTTGACGACAAAGCGATTGAAGAGCCTAAGACAAAGGGAGTCAACCAATTTGAGTTTAGACTTCCCACATCAAAGAAAACCCTCACCTTCAAGCTTCTAACTCAAGGTGATGAAAACGAGATTGGTGAAGAAGTGGCCAAACTACGCAAGGTTGACGCTGAAGTTGACCGCACACTGACTACACGATTGAAGCATATCATAGTGGCAGTTGACGGTGATGATGATCCAACGTCTGTCAGAGATTTTGTTGACAACGAGTTCCTGTCTCGTGATTCTAAAGCTTTTCGTCGGCACTATCAGTCGGTAAGTCCTGACATTGATTTGTCAATTGACAATAAGTGCCCGAACTGTGGGGCTGAGAGGAGAGTAGCCGTTCCAATCGGCGTTGACTTTTTTTGGCCTGAGTCCGAAATATAGGGTTAGCGTTCACAAACAAATCTTTGAATTAGTTTACTTGACAAAAGGCGGCATCGATCATGACGCTGCTTACAACATGCCAGTATACTTGAGAAATTTCTATCATAATGAATTGGTAGATACACTTAAGAAAGAGGCAGATATAATCAAAAAGGCTACAGGTAAACCAAAACCAGGAACCACAAAAAGAAAAAGGTAAACATATGACCCGTGGAATAATCACTGAAGGTTTAATTGACAAAATCATTGTGGGTCTATTTAATGCCGTGCTGAAAGAAAAGCGACGAGCTTTAGCAAGAGCGTCGGCAGCTGATCCTGAACTCAAAAAAATTCTTTTGAATTTAGCTAACTCCAAGAAAGAATTGAGAGACTTTCTTGAAAAGCATCAGCGCGATCCCAATGTCAATCCCCTCCTTACCGGATTAGATTAAGAGTTAAATAATGCCGGATACCCGTGAATACGAAAAGTTAACAGACTTAGCACAAGATTTAGCAAGATTACAACAAAAATCGGCGGATGCAAATGTCGAAGCTGACCGAGAATTGTTGTCACTTGCTATGGATCGTGCAAAAACTATTCGTGGTCTTAATGAAGAGCAACGCAATTTTTTGCGAGGCGCAGCCGCACAACAGTTATTCCTATCCAAAGAAAATCTAGAGATAGAACAAAGAGTTCTTCAAACAAAAATTAGTCAGACTAGACAAGGCGATGACCGCACAGCACTAGAAAGACGGTTAGAAACAAACAGAGCCATTCTCAGTCTTACTGACCAGAGACTTGGGTCTTTGGAGGAGCAGGCTTCTATATTAGGAACTGAAGAGGGGTCTTTGTTAAACATTGAAGATATAAACAAAGATATTCTGGTTATTCAAATTGAAAAAGAAACTCTCCAACAAAATCTTGCGGGATTGGCAACAAAAGAAAGAGGGGAGTATGAGCTCACACTAGACATCCTTACGAAAACTCTTAATATTCAAAAGGATCAAGCAGAAGCAGAAGAGCGCCGGCGCCAAGAAGCAGAACAGGGTGACAAAATATTTGGCATCTCAACCAAAACAATTCAAAGAAGAGCAGAAGAAATACGAGCTACAATAATGAGTTGGCCGGTCCTTCTTGGTGCTACTCTCACAGTGGGACTTCGCACATTTGAGACTCTCCGAAAAGGAGCACAGCTGGGAATTGGTCAAACTTTCTCATTAGTTGATGAGGGAATTTCGGGATGGGCAAAGTCTCTTAGCACCGGGGTTGTAGTTACCACAGAAGAAGCGGCAGCTGCAGTAGCATCTCTCGCTAACGAGTTTGGTCGAACTGACCTAATTACTGGTGAGTTAATCAAAAAGCAGTTGCGCTTGACCACCCTTTATGGACTTGGCAACGATCAATCAGCAGCACTCCTTGAACTCTTAGAAGTTGTTGGGCACCACTCAGAAGATTTCACTTCAAGCTCTCTACAATTTATGGAGAATTTGGCTAGAGCAAACGATATTCCTATCGGTTCTCTTATGTCGGATGTTGCTTCCGCCGCATCCAGCTTTGCAATTTCAAGTGAAGAGAGTCTAAACAATCTCATTCAATCAGTAGCACAAGCAAAACGCCTGGGACTTGACATAAACAAAGTAGTCAACTTTGCAGAAACTTCTGTAATGAACCCCGACAACTTCATTCAGAACATTGCACGGCTTCGTCAGTTCGGTTTCCAGATTGCTGATCCAATTGGTTTGCTGGCACTAGCAAATGACCCAAGCCGTCAAGCAGAGTTGGTTGACGAAATTGTCAATACTTTCACTTCAACTGGCCGTGACTTAGCAAGCGTCAGCCGAGTTGAGAGACAACTACTTGAGCAAACTTTTGGTGTTGATTTTGAACAAATCCGCACAGTTGCAGCCCGAGCCGCCGCAGGGGCAGGTGCACTTGCGCCGGCAGAAGCTGGAGAGATTACAGGAGCCCGCGACCTTGCACAGAACTTGGCAGCAAGCACTTTGCGGTTTGTTAGAGATGTTGACTTGTCCAGTTTGGCACTAAACGCACTAGCGGCCGCCGCCGCAGTCAAAGCCATTGGTGGTGTTGGCGGCCGCGTTACCAGTTTGTTAGCTGGTGGTGGTTTGGCTGGTGGTGGTTTGGCTAGACTTGCAAGAGGCGCAGGTACTATAGGTGCAATTGGTGGAGGAGCAGCCTTAGCGGGTGGGGATGTTATGGCTCTTGCAAGGGGCCAGGGTGGCGCAAGAAATGTTGGTGGGTTGGCTGGTTCTATTGTTGGTGGGTTGGCTCCTGCTCTTATTGGAAGAATTGCTGGTGTGACGCTTGGAGCTTTTGGTGGTCCTGTTGGTATTGCAGTAGGTTCCATTGTTGGAAATCTGGCCGGCAAAGCCATCGGCGGCCTGTTCCAACGCAAAGAAACTGAGCACACCGCAACAGCAGCCGGAGCAGCCGCGGCTGCCGAACAGCGAGCAGCCGCTGCAGCGGGCGCTGAGCAGATCATCGTTCTGGACACTGCTTCCCTGGAGCGAAAGGTTGACGAGCTCATCGAGGCGGTCAGAACGGCGCCACCGATTCAGATGGACACCACTCGCGTCACCACAGCACTACGCCGCGGTGAACAACGCATGACGCACACAGCAGCCTAACGGAGACTGAACATGGCCTTCCGCAACCTTGAGGAGCGCTTCAACGCGAGAGTAGACGAGCTCTACAGCAGCCAGAGATTCCCGTCCAAGGAGTCGTCTGACCTGCACCCGATCATCGTGCGCCGACCCGGCGACCCGAACATCACACAGGGTCAGGGTGACGGCCGCATCGCGCCGGTCAACCGCACGCTGACGGACTTGTCACGCATGACGAAGCTGATGACTGCGCCTCAAGGCATCAAGTTCCTGCTCAACCAGGAGATCCTGCAGCTCTCCAACGCCATCAGCGAGACTCGCTTCATCGATCCTACCTTCGTGCTCAAGAACGTAGCACCCTACGAGCACTTCAAGCGCCAGCTCTTCGACCAGACCGACGTGATCGTGAACGACCCGGCGCGCTCTCCTGCAAGCACCCCGCTCGTGGGCCTGGCAGGACGCCTGCAGACGCAGACCGCTGCAGAGGCGACCGCACGCATCGTCGGCACTGACGCACGTACGTCCCTGCTCGACGTACTGGGCTCCACCGTGCTCGGCCGCACCGTGACCGCAGCCTTCCAGAGCCTCGACGGCACGCTGCAGGTCAACGAGCGACCGGAGCTCGACGTGGACGGACGCTACTACGCCAGCGTGCTGTGGCAGGGAAGGCGTGCGTCACTCTCCCGAGAGCTGGACGTGTTGGTGGACGCCTTCAACGTGCTCGGCCTGGGAGCAAGCATCCTCGGCCTCCCGAACGTGATCGGCAACATCCTGCGACCAGCACCACTGCCAAGCACGCGTGACTTCCGTGACGTGCAGCCCTACTTCAACCCCGACCTGGCCGGAGCAGACGACGCACAGACCTACCTGGACCGACAGCCTGTGGCTGGACGCCCTGCTCTCGCACTGCCGTCAGTCGCGTCAGAGCTCGTAGACAAGATCGTAGGCCTGGGCATCGCAGCAGCAGTGCGCAACCTCCTGGGTCTTGGAGGCATCAGCAAGCTCAGCAGCTTCACCAGCCTGGCTGACTTCCAGCAGTCCGTTGCCATCGGTCCTCCTGAGCCGGTGCCGCCGTCAGTCCTGTCCGACGTGAACCGCAGCCTCGCAGTGCGCTACGCTGGTGACCCAGCACAGACGCTCCCGCCGGTCGCTCGTGCTGCAGCCGCAGACACTGCCGCCAAGCTCGCAGAGCAGCTCGTGCAGCTCAGAGACAGGAAGCCGAGCTGGGCCAACGAGCTCGCGCGCCGCGGCATCGAAGGCGGCATCACGCTGGAGAACGTCATGCAGTTTGAAGGCATTGACACCTACGAGAAGGCACAAGAGTTTCGTAAGAGCCTCTATCGCACGAACAAGAGGCCAGGCTACTACCACGACTTGCTCAACATGCGTGACGCAATCGAAGGGACCGCGGGCTTGTCACCCGTCAAGACTCCTGTTGGTGAAGAGATACAAGACTACATCAAAGTGCACTTTTTGGATGTGACGAACAATCGCCTCATTCCGTTTAGAGCCATATTGGACGGATTAGTTGAAACGGTCACCAGTGAATACTCACCAACTCGCTATATCGGTAGGATTGAACGCAACATCGTCTATTTAGGTGCAACTCGCAATTTGAGTTTCAACCTCTATGTAAATGCGTGGTCACCTGATGAACTTGACCATGTATGGCGCAAAGTCAACACACTCACTGGACTGATGTATCCAGCAAAATACACTACTGACGGCTTCATGGCGCCGCCCGTCGTTCGGCTCACCATTGGTGACCTTTATAGCAGTCAGCCAGGCTACATCTCAAATTTGGTCCACACCATTGACGACGGAGCCTCTTGGGAGACCACAGAGGGATCGCAAGTACCACAGCGCATACAGATGGCGGTCACTTTTGAAGTCATTGAGAAGAACGCAATGTCGGCTCTCTCTAATTTTTATGGCTACCTGGAACCCATAAAGGAGTAAGATAATGGCAGTCAAGAGATATGTGTCTCAACTCAAGAAAATTTTAGGGTCACAGCAACTGCGTAAGCAAGGCTCTGAAGTTTACCGCAACACAATACCAACCAGAATACGCCCTGCCGAAGATGACACAATCATTACCGCCGGTGACGCAGACCGACTTGACTCGCTTGCGGCAAAATACTATGGACTTCCCTCATTGTGGTACGTCCTTGCATCGGTCAACGGACTTGCTGACGGCACTATGCACGTCAAGCCTGGCACACAACTAAGGATACCAGCAAGAAGCAGAATCATTGGATAATGGCTAGAAGAACCTATCCCGCAATTAATGCTTTGAGAGATTTCGTCAAAGCAGAACTCAACAAACGAAAAAGAGGTAGCTTGGCAGTACCAACGCCCACAATCACTCCGTTTGTGCGCATGACTTCTGCCATTGAAGACCCGAACGAGCATTACCGATTCTTTAGTATGGGTCTACATGGCATTACGGACCAAGAATTAGAGGGAAATTTGTTTGAATTGACTTATGGAAATCGAGATGTAGTAGGATTTGGTTATGATACCCCAGGTCTTACAACAGAAACAACTACTGGATTTACTGGATTGCTTGAAGTAGGTATCACTACTACAGAAGTCAGCGCCCCAGAAGGCCAGAGATTTCGCCGCAGACCAATTCAGTCCACACAAAGTCCTGATACGCGGGAAGAAGTGCCCGCAGAAGGAAAGCATCCAATACCTGGCATCACAAACGTTTCGGTCAATTACAAAGGCATCAATGATGTTGTGGAAGTTGTAGTTTCATGGAAATGTTATAATGCTACACAGCTCAACTTTCTCAGAAATCACTTTCTTCTTTTTGGTCGTTATGTTGTTATAGATTTTGGTCACATTATCTCTAATAGAGTCAATACAGAACCATTGCGTCCTTTTGATTTTGGACAAGGTGATGCGGTGGTCAAACTCGCTCAATATGAACATGGTGGTAGACTTGCAGTTGTAGATGGTGAAGGTGGTTTGGATCCGGTTGTCGCTAATAACAATGGTAATTATGACATTTTTATAGGTAAGGTCACCAATTCAACTATCAATCTCCAACCCGATAACACATATAATTGCACAACAACAATCGTCAGCACCGGCGAAGTCATTTATGGTGCTACACATCATAGCTTGGTATCCGATTTAGGAATAAAGTTAGATGAAGAAGATAAGAATGAGTATTTGGATACCATTGAAGAATTTTTCAAAGAGGGTGGAACGCTGGACGCGGAAGTAGGAATGGCAACCGAACAATATCAAACAAACAAAATTACAGATTCCGCAGGACAGCCGCCAGTAATAGATGCTTTTCATAGGCACCGAACCAGGACTGGTGGAAGCCGCCGACCAGGTAGTGTTGGTCTCGGCTTGGGATCAAAATTAGAAGCTGACCAATATGTGTTTGTGTCTTGGAATTACTTTACACATAACATTATTCCAAGCATGTTTGCTCTTATTCATGAGCAAGCAGTTAACTCAGAGATAGATTTGTTCACTTCTATTGGACAACCAATTTATGATGCTGCGGTCAAAAATAATCAAAGGCCAGGAGAATCAGAAGTTGGCAATCATCCCATTTTGACTTCTACCGACTACAAAACACTGATTATAGTAAATAAACAAGCGGTGGACGCAGATGCAGAACATGGTGAAGACCCGCCGTTGTTTGGGTCTCCTGTTCAAATTTTTGCTGACGCAGCCGGGTCAGCTGAGAGCAAGGGCTACCTATCGAAAGGAGTATACTTGAATGTAGAGGCAATTAAGGAATCGTTTCTCAATCAAAGGACTTTCTATGATGGCATGGCAGCATTATTAAGAAGAGTGAATAACGCAACTGCTAACTTCTGGAAGTTAGATATTGGCTTTGACGAAGAAACCAAGAAAGTATATATCTTTGACCGCGGCGGATCCGCTGTTCTTCCTGATTATCCCAACATTCCAGAACCATACATTTTCAACAAAGGAACTGAAGGAGAATTGTTGGAGCTGAATTTTGATGCTTCTTTTTCTGATGAAATGAAAACATCGGTAATGATCTCTGCTCGATCCCGCGGAGACCAAGATTTTGGTGGAACAACCATTGGCGCTCGCCGCTCAGTTGCTTTTGGGCCTGATAGACACGGACATATTCTTGGCACTGATGGTCTTTTTGATGTATTACAGAAGTCTATTAATGATTTAGCCATAGTTCGTCGTAGAGAACGGTTGGCTCAATTGGGAAGAACAATAGAGACCGATAGAGAGCATGCTGCTCAGTCACGAGAAAATGCTCGTGATGCACAATATGAACAGCAGCGCAGAAGGGACGAAGAACTCAGCGAAATTTCTCAGGAGCTCAGAAAATTCAATGACGAGTTGAAATGGTATATCCAGCTAGCGTCAACAATGAAAGGAAAAATTACAGCTCATGCACTTCGTCATCCCGAAATATCTAATAATTACATAACTCCCATAGCTACAGAAATCACATTACAATTGACTATCATGGGAATCTCAGGTATTGCATTTTGGGATTGCTTTAAGGTTGATAAACTTCCGAAAGTTTACGGAGAGCATGGGGTCTTTCTTGTGAATGGAATATCACATGATATTAGCCGTGGGGGTTGGACAACCAAACTTAATGGTCTATACTATTTTATATGGCAGACCAGCCAACAGCAAGCCGAACAAGCAGTTCAAGAAGGAACCTATGAACCTGTTCCAACATATAAACCACTTAATGAAGAGATCCGTGAATCTCTTACAAGACAAGGAGCAGAAGCAGAGGCGGAGAGAATTCGTAGGGGTGGTGCATTTGGACGACCCACAGGCGGCGGGAGATAATTTATGACTAATCCTGACACCGAAATGATTGGTGCTTATTTAGCAGCAGGCGGCCGCCGAGTTGATACTCAATTTCTTCCTTATACTCCAAAGCCTTCTGAAAAAGATTACGATTTAGGAGAAATTCGTCGCTACTTCACCCAGCAGGCAAATAACAAGAACAGCGAAATTTTTGAGCTCTCAAAACAAGACTTTGAAACTGCTAAACTATCGCCTCTATACCTGGCAGTTTCTCTTCGCTGGAAAATCTCAGGTCCAGCAACCAGTGTGCGCAAAGAAGTCGGCGGCAAGATGATCCGCGAGCGCACTGGAATTGTTGAGGCAAACACAACTGCAGTCAAGCAAGCATCAAAGAAGATGCCCGCGCTGACTCAGAAACTTTCAAATCCTTTCTCTTTGTGGCGAGGATATTAGACGGGTTGACACCTTGCGCCGGTGGGGTTATATTAGGTAAGTCAACTTGGCAGGTTATTAGTGAAAATCATTGAGTCAATAGAAGAATTCAAAACATTTTCTGATTCATTCGACAGACACGCATGGGTATTGGTGCCTGTGTTTTCTGATCATGTAGAACACCCAGCTGCCAATACCCTATGTCTGCTTGGTGCCTATTCTCTTGTTGAGAAGGAGTTGGTCGTCTTACCGTTTGATCATCCTGAAGCTAACAATTTACCTATTGCGTGTTTGGCCGGTCTGAGGCAGTTTATTGCCGAAACTCCTGACGCTAACATCCTGAGGTATGTGGTCTCAGAGAACCAGATGAAGATGAAGGATGTGCAAGCCTTGGAGTTTGCGTCAACCGGAAAAATGACAGAGCAGATATACTTCTATCCGTCAATCATAAAGCAGATGCACGAGCGGCACTATCATAACCGCAATGTTAATCGCTCAATTCCATTATACAAATGGACAGAATTCTTTAGAGATTATGCTAAGCATGTTGAGAAAGTATTGAATGATTACGATGGGCCGATAGTCAATGGTCAGTATAGGTTCTTACAGAATATCGCTATTCCTGCCCTACATTTTATAGAGAAATCTGGGCTGCATGTGGAGCCAAAATTACTACGCGAGAAATTTGGCAAGAAGATTGACCGGCATATTCATGGCGATTTGGTTTACTCTCAATACAACTTGTTTACTTCTACAGTCCGCCCAAGCTGTCGCTTCGGCGGCATCAACTTTGCTGCACTCAATAAGGATGATGGAACAAGAACAGCTTTCACGAGTCGGTTTGATGGTGGGTCATTGATATTGATTGACTTTGAATCTTATCATCTGAGATTGATTGCTGACCTGATTGGATACAAATTACCTTCTATTCCAACACACGAATATTTTGGTCGCCAATACTTCAAGACAGACAAGCTGACACAAGAACAATACGATGAGAGTAAAGTGAAGTCATTTCAACTATTGTATAGTGATACTGAGTCAAACATCCCGTTTTTCAAACGGGTGCGTCAATACAAGCATCAATTGTGGAAGAACATTCAAGAACGGGGGCTTATTTTATCACCGCATCATAAAATTGAAATACATCTAAATAGAATATGGGATCCTAATCCAGCAAAGGTATTCAATTATCTCATTCAATTAGTGGAAACAGAACGCAACTTATCTTTACTGAAACAACTCAGTCAACACTGGGATTTCTTAGAGTCTAAAGTTATTCTATACAACTATGATGCTATTTTGATTGACGCACATCCAACAGATGGCACGGAATTTATCAAATCAACAATTCATTTACTGTCTGACAATGGTAAATTTCCTGTGCGCATTAAACAAGGTAAGAACTATAACGCAATGGAGCAGATATGAATATTGGAGTAATAGGTTTGGGCTTCGTGGGTCAAGCTGCATACGAAGGGTTGCGCCCATATTACAATGTAACTTGGTGTGATTTGGCAGTATATCCTATGGGATTGAGAAGAGCAACCGAACCGAGAATAACAGAGTTAGATAGAGTTCATATTACAAGAATGAGTGACCGAGATATAATTTTTGTCTGCGTCCCCACTCCAATGGACGCTGACGGAGCAGCAAATACTTCAATTGTGGAGTCCGTAGTGATGGACCTTAGCTCTCTTGAGTATACTGGGTCGCCTATTGTTGTTATTAAGTCAACAGTTCCTCCCGGAACAACTAAAAAATTGGCCGAGAAGCATACTCAGTTTCAGTTGGTATTTAATCCAGAATTTCTGAGAGAAGCAAGTTACTTAGAAGATTTTGACAACCAAGACCACATCATCATTGGTGGTCCGCGGCCCGCAACGGGCATTCTCAAGCAAATGTATACCCTTCCGTTTCCAAAAGCAACAATAGTCAAGACTGACTCCACCTACGCCGAGCTGGTCAAATATATGACTAACTGCTTTTTGGCAACGAAGGTTTCGTTCGCCAATGATATAAAAGCTATCTGTGACCATTATGATGTTGACTACGATAAGGTGATGGAATATGCAACTCAAGATTCCCGTTTGGGCAAATCCCATTGGAATGTCCCAGGACCCGACGGTCACTTAGGGTTTGGCGGCACTTGCTTCCCAAAGGATATGAATGCACTAATGGTAGTTGCTCGCAAAGCCGGAATTAGTATTCCAACAATTCATGGAGCATGGCAAACTAACTTGCGAGTCAGACCTGAAAGAGATTGGGAAGGACTGAAAGGAAGAGCAGTTACAGAGTAAGTTTCGGTTATCTCTCTTACTACTTATAACTTAGGATGCACTGTTCAGGTTATAGGAGTAAGAGATGCAGACACAATTACTTTGCACTTTCACTACAGAGAATGAATTAGAAGAAACGCTAAGAAAAATAACTAATTGTTACAGCATTGCGTTCAATGCTATTTATATTCTTGACAACCTGGATGAAGAAGGTGCGTTGTGTTGCACATACAATATAGATTCTGATAAAGAACTTCGAGCGCCAATTCCCCCTTCCACAATTTCCCTCCACAGGAAGAAGCAGACTAATACTCTATACACAATCAACGCTCTCAACAAATTGGTTGCTGAACAAAATGATGGGGTGTCAGACAAAAACTTTCAAGTAGATTGGAATGAGCTTCGCAATATGATCTTAGTAACGCAGTATGGACATCTCAAAAAGATACATACTAAAGTCAAAGAGATAAGAAAGGTAACTAATGACTCCTGAAGAAGATTTGGAAGTAACGGCGGTCAAAGCTATCTGTGACCAATATGAGGTAGCAAAAAGAATAATCGAAACTTCTCTTGACGCCATACAATCAATTCACGAATTGCTGGCAGAATATATGAAAAGGCATACGGATCACGCTGGTGGCCCCAACATTTGCCGCTGTGATACCTGTTTGAAAGCACGGAAGTTAGGCTACATGGTTTGATGCTTTTCTATTTGTAACTTATTGAAAATAAAAGGTTTATAAGTGTACATAGAACGCCGTTTAGCGTTTCTTTGTGATACTTATGATAGACCGTATACGGTTACGGTAAACACTAACACTAAACACTAAACACTGAATGGAGAAGAAGCATGGCATTAGATTTTGATGCGCTTCGCAAGAAGCTAAATACACTACAGGGACAGAACAATCGTTCGTCCGCCCTCTGGAAACCACCCGCAGGAAAATCAACCATTAGAATAGTTCCGTGGAAGGAAAATGAAAACAATCCTTTCATCGAGTTGCTGTTCCATTATCTTGGGAACAAAACTCAACTTTCGCCGTTGACACGGGGAAATCCAGATCCAATCGCTGAGTTTGCTGACAAACTTCGTCAGACAAACGACCGTGACGATTGGACCTACGCAAAGCAATTCACACCAAAGGTCCGCACATTTGTTCCCGTCATCGTTCGTGGTGAAGAGAATCAGGGAGTGCGCTTTTGGGGCTTTGGCAAGACCGTTTACACCGAACTCCTTGCCGTCATCAATGACGAAGATTGGGGTGATATTACCGATGTAGAAACCGGTCGTGATATTGGCCTTGAGTTCATTCCTCAGAAGGAAAGTGATACAAACTTTGCAAAGACAAAGACGCTCGTTAAGCCTAAGCAGAGTCCGCTTACGGAAGATGCAGAACTTCTACAGAAGTGGCTCACTGAGCAACCTGACATCTTTGAAGTGTTCCAAGAGCCAGCCTATCAGGAATTGGCATCCTTCTTGGAAAGGTATCTCGATCCGGAGGTAGATAAATCTGTGACAGCAGCTCAGAAGGCGCCGGCAGTTCCGGCCGCCGATGAGATTGTTGAGGAGGATTCTTCCGATGATGAAGAGGAAGCTGAAACCGAAGATGTCGCAGATGAATTTGATAGGCTATTCAATAGCTAATCAACCAACATATGGAGTGAGTCAGCTTGATCGCTGGCTCGCTCCGTGCTCGTTTTGAAAGGAGTTAGGATGGCTAAGAAGGATGACCTTGCGCAGATCATCGCCGACAATCTGAACAAACTAAGTGATGGTGATAAGATTGCGTTTCGTCTTGGATTAGATTATGACGCACCAACGCTATTCACCGACTTCATTTCAACCGGCTCTTCTATTCTTGACATTGCGGTTTCCAACCGAAAGAATGGTGGCATAGCATGTGGACGAATAACAGAGCTACAAGGAAACGAAGGTGCGGGCAAGAGCCTTATTGCTGCACATATTCTCGCTAACACACAGAAGCGAGGTGGTGTGGCCGTTCTCATTGACACCGAAACAGCAGTCAACTATGACTTCTTCGATGCGGTAGGATTGGATATGAGAAATGGCGTCTATGTTAGTGAGAATCGTCTTGAAACGATATTTGAATTCATTGAAAAGATTATTGAAACAGTTCGAAAGTCTGACAAAGACAAATTAGTCACCATTGTTGTGGACTCATTAGCAGGAGCAACTACAGAAAGTGAATTGGAATCAGAGCACGGTAAAGATGGCTACGCTACAGAAAAAGCAATCGTCATCAGCAAGGCTCTGAGGAAAATCACAAAGATGATTGGTGACCAGAAGGTCGCACTCATATTCACAAACCAGTTACGAATGAAGATGAACGCGATGCCTTTTGGTGACCCATACACAACCAGCGGCGGCAAGTCATTAGCGTTCCACGCCTCAACACGAATCAGATTATCGTTGGCTGGTGAAGTAAAAGACCCGAAGACGAAGGATGTTTTGGGCGTCAAATGTAAAGCAAAAGTAATCAAGAATAGAATAGGTCCACCAAAAAGAGAAGCTGAATTCGTCATCATGTTTGATAGCGGAATTGATGATTATGGCTCTTGGTATGAGGTAATGAAGCTGCACAATATGTTTGGAGGATCAGCTCAAGCTCCCACTTGGACCGACGCTGATACGGGAGAAGTGATCAAGTTTCGGAAGTCGTCATTTGTAACAGACTTATTAGATGATCCTGTTCGGCGCGAGAAAATCTATAATCAAATTGCTGACGCCAAAATTATGCAGTATAGAAAGAACGACAGACTAATCGTAGAAGAAGAAATAGTGGAATAATGTCCCGATACTCAAAACTATTGGAACAGGTGAAGAAAGAGCATAAGGAATACGAATCCGACTCTCTTAATGACCGGGTTCTTATTATTGATGCTCTCAATACTTACATCCGATGTTTTGCGGCAGTCCCAACAATGAATGAAGATGGCGATCATGTTGGTGGCATCTCAGGATTCCTTAAAAGTGTCGGATTAACTATAAGAACATTTAGACCCACGCGCTGCATCATTGTGTTTGACGGCAGGGGTGGAAGCAAACGGCGCCGCAAACTATACCCCGACTACAAAGAGAATCGTAGGCATATGGTTCGGCTGAATCGCACCTATGATTTCAAAGACAAAGAAGATGAAGATAGGGCAATGCGGTGGCAATTGTTGGCACTGGCACATATACTTACTTGTCTTCCGGTTACAGTTCTTGCCCCACCTAACGTGGAGGCGGATGATGTGATTGCCTATACCGCCAACCTCATACAAGAGCGCGGCGGCAAGGCAATTATTATGAGCACTGACAAGGATTTCTTGCAGCTTATCAGTGACCACATAGATGTGTGGAATCCCATTAAAAAGAAATTGTATCACACAGAGCAAGTTTTGGAGGAATATGGTATTCACCCTCACAATTTTGCTATATATCGAGCTTTAGATGGGGACAAGTCCGACAATATTCCGGGCGTGAAGGGAGTAGGCCTCAAAACTTTGATTAAGAACTATCCACAGCTGTCTGATTCGGAATTTGTTGATGTCAATGGAGTTTTAGACTATGCTAATGGTCAAAGCAAAGGAAAAATGTTTGAGAACATCGCAAAGAACAGAGATATTATTGAACGCAACTACAAACTGGTCAGATTAGACGAAGTGCAGATGTCCAGCTCTACTAAAATGGATGTTGTAGATAAGATTGACAAGACGAAAATCGTCTTTAATAAGACAGAAATGACAAAGCAACTTGCAAATCTAGCTATGTTGGGATCATTCGGAAATTATGACCAGTGGTTGATAAGAACATGGCAACCACTAATAAGGTTTTCATTACAGGAGTAAATAAAGTGGCTGATGTAGAGACTTTGGAAAAATTTGGGCCAGAATTTCAAGCAAAAGTATTGGCGCTTCTCATTCAAGATGAACCGTTCGTACAACGGACCTTTGATATAGTTGATCCAGCTTTCTTTGAAGCTAACAGCAGAAAGTGGATAGCACAGACTACGCTGGACTACTACAAGCAGTATCGAAAACTTCCTACGGCTCTTGTTTTCAAGAATGAGATTGAGAAAATCACCTCTGATATATTGAAAGTTGCGGTCCAAAATGAAATCAAAAATGTAGCGAGGCACCGTTCTGATAAAGATTTAGACTATGTGAAGGACAGATTTCTTCAGTTTTGTAAAAATCAAACTCTTAAAAGTGCTATCATTCAATCGGTGGATTTGTTAGAGCAGCAAGAGTATGATGAAATCAAAGTGCGTATTGATAAGGCGATGAGAGCCGGAGCGGAACGAAACTTCGGTCATGATTGGAAGAAAGATGTAGAGAAGCGTATCTTTGAAGATGCACGAGACACTATTCCTACTCCGTGGGAATGTATCAATGGCCCGATGGGAGGTGGTTTAGCGGCTGGTGAGCTCGGAGTTATCGCCGCTCCCTCTGGTGCAGGAAAATCTTGGCTGCTGTCAGCGCTGGGCGCAGAAGCAATGAAAAGGGGAAAAAAGGTATTACATTTTACCCTAGAGTTGAATGACACTTATACCGGACTCAGATATGACACTATCTTTACTAAGATTGAAACTCGCAAATTGAAAGACAATTTCGATAAGATAAAGAAAATTGTAGATTCAATTTCTGGTGAGATTGTCATTAAGTATTTCCCATCAAAAACAATCACTGCTCACACGCTTTTGGCACATGTTCAACAAATGGAGGCGGTTGGCTTCGAGCCAGATTTAATGATTGTTGATTACGGAGATTTGTTGCGCGCAAGCAGCAGAACTGAAGCTCGTTACTTAGAATTAGGTGCTATTTATGAGGAGTTACGGTCATTGGCAGGCGAGTTATATATTCCGTGCTGGACTGCAAGTCAAACGCATCGGAGCTCCATCTCTGACGAAGTTATCCAAGCAGACAAGATCGCCGAAAGCTACGGAAAAATCATGACGGCCGATTTCGTTATGTCTTTTAGTAGAACTCTAGATGATAAGCAAACGAACACGGCGCGCGTCCACATAATTAAGAATAGATTTGGTCCAGATGGTATAACGTTCCCTGCCAAGATGAACGTAATGGAGGGACTTGTTGAGGTGTTTGATGAACACTCTACTCAGGGTATTCAAGCTCGCCAAGCAATGTCCAATGCAGATAACATCGTCAAAAAAATGTTACACAAGAGATTAAAGGATAGCCAAGCAGATACAGAAGCAAACGAGCTAGGCTAACCTTTCTTTTTCACCTTTTAATTTTTGGGGCAGGGCATGGAGCTATCCACATCTATTTTATCAGATGTAACAACTTATATGAAATACGCAAGATTCCTTCCAGGTGAAAAGCGAAGAGAAACCTGGGAGGAATTGGTCACAAGAAACAAAAAGATGCACCAAAAGAAGTATCCTGATCTTAAGAAGGAGATTGATGAAGCCTACAAGTTTGTATATGATAAAAAGGTTTTGCCGTCAATGCGGTCAATTCAGTTTGCTGGCAAACCCATTATTTTAAATCCGTCAAGATTATACAATTGTGCTTTCCTTCCGATGAACCATTTCGCAGCATTCAGCGAAGTCATGTTTTTACTACTAAGCGGTTGCGGCGTTGGTTATTCCGTTCAAAAACATCACATTGAAGAATTACCACAAATTATACGTCCTGTAAAAAAGAGGCGTTATCTCATAGGTGATTCTATTGAGGGTTGGGCGGACTCTGTTAAAGTCCTGATTAAAGCATACTTTGGTGGTAATGGTGGTAGGTATCTACCGCTCTTCGATTTCTCAGATATTCGCCCAAAGGGCGCCAGACTAATCACGTCGGGTGGCAAAGCACCTGGACCTGAACCACTGAAAGATTGCCTTCATCACATCCAGAAGGTACTAGACCGCAAAGAGTCCGGATCGAAGCTCACACCACTGGAAGTGCACGACATAAATTGCTACATTGCTGACGCTGTTCTTGCTGGTGGCATTCGCCGGAGTGCGATGATTGCGCTCTTCTCGTTTGACGACGACGAAATGTTGACTTGCAAGTTTGGCAACTGGTATGAACTTGAACAGCAGCGCGCTCGAGCTAACAACACCGCGGTCATCCTTAGACATAAGATCAAGAAAAATGAGTTTCTTGAGCTGTGGGACAAGATCAAGCACAGCGGCAGTGGTGAGCCGGGCTTCATGTTCAGCAATGACCAAGAGTGGGGACTGAACCCGTGTGCTGAGGTGTCTCTCCGCGCCAACCAGTTCTGCAACCTGGTCACCATCAACGTCAGCGACGTGTACGAGCAGGAAGACCTGAACGCCCGAGCACGAGCTGCGTCATTCATCGCAACGCTGCAAGCAGGCTATACCGACTTCCACTACCTCCGCGACGTGTGGAAGAAGACGACCGAACGCGAAGCGCTCATCGGCGTCAGCATGGCCGGCATCGCGTCCGGTGGAGTCCTGAAGCTCGACATGACCGAGGCAGCCAAGCTTGTCAAGGCCGAGAACGAGCGTGTCTCCAAGGCCGTCGGCATCAGCAGAGCAGCACGCTGCACGACGGTCAAGCCTGAGGGCACGTCAAGCCTGGTGCTCGGGTCCAGCAGCGGCATTCACGCTTGGCACGCATCCTACTACATCCGACGCATGCGCATCGGCAAGAACGAACCCATCTATCCGTATCTGATACAGAATCATCCTGAGTTAGTCGCCGACGAATACTTCAAACCACACCTTCAAGCAGTCATTGAGGTGCCGCAAAAAGCACCTGACGGAGCAATCACACGAGAAGAGTCGGCGCTGAACCTGCTTAATAGAGTGACAACGGTGTATAAGAATTGGGTGATGCCTGGGCATCGCAGTGGTCACAACAAAAACAATGTGAGCACAACGGTCACTGTAAAAGAAAATGAATGGGATGATGTAGGCAAATGGATGTGGGAGCATCGCAATGAATATACAGCTCTTTCTATTCTCCCATATACAGACCACATTTACATTCAAGCACCATTTGAAGAAATCACGAAAGAGAAATATGATGAGTTGGTCAAGCATCTACATGAAGTGAATCTTTCAAAGGTTTTTGAGTTTGAAGATGAAACTGATCTCCAAGAAATGCTTGCCTGTTCAGGTGGAGCATGTGAGATAACTTAACTAAGAGGACAGAAATGACATTTTTTCTTATAGCATGGCTGTTAGTAGTGACTGTGGCGGTAGTTTATGCCGTCTATAGAATAGTAACAGAGCCAACGGCGACGCAGGGATTGCAAGGTCCAAGAGGTGAACAGGGGCCTCCTGGGGAAAGAGGCCCAGTAGGTCCGCAAGGTGTAGTAGGACCGAAAGGTGATCAAGGCCCCAAAGGCGACGTTGGTCCGAAAGGTGACAAGGGAGAGTCAGGCCCGCAAGGACAACGCGGTGAGATTGGACCGAAGGGCGACCACGGCCCGAAGGGTGATATAGGACCGCAAGGATTCGATGGTCCTCCTGGCTTAGATGGGTTCCAAGGCCCACAGGGATTACAAGGCCCTCCTGGCCAACGTGGTGAACCTGGTGAAAGGGGAGCAAAGGGTGAAGATGGCCCTCCAGGTAAGGATGGAATTCCAGGACCTCCTGGCGCCGATGGTCCTCCTGGTTTGCAGGGACTTAAGGGTGACAGAGGGCCTCAGGGTGAACGTGGCCCGCAAGGTGACCACGGACCTCCTGGCGACCGTGGCGCGCAAGGCGAACGCGGCCCAGCTGGACCACCCGGACCTTCTGGCAACTAAATTTCACTAAACAAGTTATGTAGTCTCGTGTCGTTTTCTCGTATTCTATACTACTTATATACGGGGAAACGACACGGGAGGTTATTTCAATGGGAAGACCAAGAGACTCATCAAAGTATCGTAAAGAGATAAAACTAGGGCAGAAGTTTGGCAGCTGGACAGTATACGACTTTGTTATGTCCGAAGGAAAGGGTAGAAGCAAAGTTGCTGTCAAATGCGAATGCGGAAATAAATCGCATGTTCCTGCATATGATCTCGTTCATAAAAGAAGCACTCAATGTAAGGAGTGTTCTAAAGGTCAAAGCCCTACGATATTCTCCCTATCAAATAGAACCAGAAAAGTTTATCAAAGCGCTATCGGAAAAGGATTGGCATATACGATAAACTCAGCATATCTCTCCGAATCGTTTCTCGCACAAAGTCACAGTTGCGCTCTAACGGGCGCACCAATAACACCACAAACTGCTATGGCCGTTCGCATAGACAATGCTGGTGGACTGACACCTGATAATACGGTGTTGGTTCTCAATAGTGTTGGCACTACACTTCAGAAGTCTGGAATGGACGCCGCTACTTTTTATGGATTGGCTCAATCTGTGACACAGAACATACAACAATCTGGAACAGGTAATACTGTGAAGGATTTTTTCACTAAGAGAGAAACAGAATGAATTACAATTTAAATCTTACTTGGCCTAATGATAGCACAGGCGGAATTACTACTATTTGGCCCAATTGGGTTCCTTATTATGACCCGAATTATGACCCGAACATCATCTATAAACCGTGGCGATGGGATCCATGGCAGAATCCAAGCCCGTGGAAGAAAGTTTCACGCAAACCAAAATCAAAGGGGAGAGCACCAGTGAAACGAAAGAAGACTATACGAGCACGTAGTGGTCGGAAGGAAACATATATCACACTTATTCTTGACCGCAGCGGTTCAATGGGAAGTTGTTACGCACAAGCGCTTGACGCAATCAATGAGCAGATTGACACCATCAAAGAGAACGCTCACAAGGGCGGCAAGACTTTTGTGTCACTCGTGCTGTTCAATCACGAAGTAGAAGTGGTATTCGAGAATGTTTCAGCAAAAGAACTGAGACACCTGACTGAAGATGAATACCGCCTAAGTGGCACAACAGCATTGCGCGATGGCGTCATGACAGGCATTGACCTTATGGAAGAGTATGAAGATGACCGAAAGAACCAAGGATTTTTGGTCGTACTCATTTCTGATGGCCAAGAGAACTCCAGCGGCACTACTCGCGAGCAACTTCAAGCAAGGATTGAAGAACTAAACGCACTGGACACTTGGACGTTCACCTATATGCTTGACGGACACACTTGGGAGCAGGTACAGGAGTGGTCAATCCAGTATAGCACGCCGATTGGCAACATGTGCACTTACACATCTTCACCCGTTGGCACTGAGCAAGCAGGTCTTATGGTATGCAATGCTGTCAGCAATTATATGAATGACCGCGATAGTGGAAAAACCAAGAGTGAAACATTCTACAACAGTGGTGACGGAACAGAAAGTAAAGCTAGTTAAGGGGGTTATATGCACATAGAAGACGGCACCAAGCTGGACTACAACGATGTGTTGCTCCGGCCGAAGCGGTCAAGGTTACTCTCTCGGTCAGAGGTTACTCTGACGCGAAAATTCAAGTTTCCACATAGCTCGTTCACATGGGAAGGTATTCCAATCATTGCGTCAAACATGGCAACGATTGGAACCTTCCCTGTTGCGCGTATATTTGCAAAACACGGAATGTTGACATGCATTCATAAACACTATACATTTGATGAATGGGCAACTGAGGCGATACAGCCCGGCGGAGCAATAACTCTGTTTGACCGCATCATTATTTCCCAAGGCATCAAAGATAATGATTGGGATAAAACCAAACAGATTGTGGGTTATTTTAATCTTTTGTATGCTGAACCACTTTTGTATGCTGAACCGCTGGCCTTCTTATGTTTAGATGTAGCCAATGGATATTCAGAACCTTTCGCTGATGCAGTAGAAAGAGCCCGCGATACATTTCCTAATTTCATCATCATTGCAGGCAATGTAGCAACTGGTGAAATGACTGAAGAGCTGATCCTCCGCGGCGCAGACATCGTGAAGGTTGGCATCGGTCCTGGTAGCGCCTGCACGACGCGTATGGTCACCGGCGTCGGCTACCCGCAGCTCAGTGCGGTCATTGAGTGTGCTGACGCAGCTCACGGCCTTGACGGACACATCATTGCTGACGGCGGCTGCACGACTCCCGGCGATGTCGCCAAGGCGTTTTGTGGCGGGGCCGATTTCGTCATGCTAGGCGGAATGCTGGCCGGGCATGACGAGACAGGCACCAAGTTCTATGGCATGAGTAGTGACTACGCTCAAATGAAGCACCACGGCGCGGTCTTGACATATCGAGCGTCAGAAGGTAAATTAGTAGATGTGGATGATAAAGGTCCACTAGAGAACACTATCTTGCAGATTCTTGGCGGACTTCGTTCCGCCTGTACCTACATTGGGGCACGAAAACTAAAGCATGCTCCAAAATGCGCATCATTCATTAGCGTCAATCGCACTAAACAAGAATTATTCTAAAATGGAACCGAGAGTTGACACTTCACGAGTGTCACTACGACAAATAACTAAGGCGGTGGCAAGAGACTTCATAGTGAAGCATCATTATAGCCACCGTTTTAGTTCTTGCCGCTATGCTTTAGGAGTATACTATGAAGAAAAAACGGAGCATCCTTTCTTTGATGGATCTAATGAGCGGCTTGTCGGATCTATTATCTATGGTCATCCGGTCTGTAACAAAGCAATCAATAGTATTACCACTGACGCTAGTTTGCCTCTGGATGCTGTTCTTGAACTTACTCGTTTAGTCATTCTTGACGGCTACGGTTCAAACATTGAATCATATGTCATCGGCCAATCGTTTAGATGGTTGAGAAAGAACGCACCCAATGTCAAGGTTCTTATCTCTTATGCTGACCCCGAAGTTGGTCACGCTGGCATAATATATAGGGCGACGAATTGGATATATCAGGGCATAGGTACAAGCAAGTTGATGCCAGACTATTCTATCAAAGAAACACCCAATGGACCTTGGGTTCATTCTCGCAGCGTTGGTGCCAAGTGGGGAAGCAAGAACCTGCAGAAATTAGCTGAGACAATTGGTCACGTTTTTTGGCGTAAAGAGGAATCAAGCAAGCATCGCTATCTCTATTTTCTCTGTAACAAACGAGAAAAGAAAGAATTACTCAAAAAGTTGAAGTTGCCCATATTCCCCTATCCAGACGCTACCAAAAAATGGGAACCACCAATCCAAGAAGTCAGATTGGTGAATAGTAAGGTTGCAGTAAACTATTTATGATATATGATTCGTCTTATGGATTTACTCCGAGAATCTGCCAAAGAGCAAGCAGCGCTAGACTTTCTCTCTCAGGAGATTAAGAACTCTCGTTGGAAGGGCAAAGTGTATTTGGCCGGTGGAGCAGTCCGTGACGAACTTATGGGCCTACCAATAAAAGATATTGATCTCGTAGTCAATATGAAGGATGGTGGCATTGAGTTTGCCCAATGGTTGACGCGCAAGTTGGGGATTTACAGCAGTGGAAATCCTGTAGTCTTTCAGAAGTTTGGAACCGCCAAGTTCAATCTTCGTGGCATCGAACATATGGGTCAAGACTTATCCGACATAGATGTAGAAGTGGTGATGCCCCGCACCGAGAAATACACCTTCGGTTCTCGTAAGCCAGAAGTTGCTCAGGGAACAATGGCTGATGATGCCGAGAGGCGCGACTTCACCGTCAACTCGCTCTTCAAAGATTTGTCTACAGGCGAGATCAAAGACTTAACTGGTATGGGGAAGGCGGACATTCAGAAGGGCGTCGTCAGAACTGCTCTCAATCCTGACATCATCTTTAAAGATGACCCACTCAGAATGCTGAGAGCTATCCGATTCACCGTCAAGTATAATTGGACGCTTCCACTATTTATGATTAAGGGTATTAAGCGTAACGCACATATGCTCAAGCACATTTCTTCAGAGAGGATCCGTGATGAGCTTGACAAGATGCTCGTCACTGGCTCACCTGATACAGCAGTTCGTTTGTTGCAAATCACCGACCTTAGTAAATACATCTTTCCTGAGTTAGACTTGTTGGTTGGTTTACAACAAAACAAGTATCATATTTGGGACGCTAACAAACATACATTAGAAGTTCTCAAGAGCGTTCCACCAAACCTGGTCACCCGTTTAGGTGCGTTGTTTCATGACATAGGGAAGGCCGAGACCAAAGATATTATTGATGATACTATTCACTTTTATCGTCATGAAGAAGTAGGCGCAGACATTGCGCGCGATATTATGAAGCGGCTGAAGTATCCCAACAATGTCATTGATGCGGTCACCACCATCGTCGGTCAGCACATGCGACTCAAGCAAGCTGGTAAAGAAGGCGAAGTTATCTCCGATAAGTCATTGAGAAAGCTCAAAGCTGATTTGGGTGATCATTTAGATAACGTGTTAGACCTGATGCATGCAGATAATACGGCTCATGCACCTGAGCATAAACTGGAGCAGCAGATTCCAGGCGTCAGAAATAGATTGAAGAACTTGAAAAATGCACCAGTAAGCACAAAGATTCCAATTCCCATTAACGGATTTGATGTAATGGCGGAACTTGGAATAAGACCAGGACCACTGGTAAAGACGATGCTTGATGTGGTCAAAGACGCATGGCTTGAAGAACCTGATATAACGAAACAGGAAGCATTGAAATTAATTAGAGATACATTTATGGATATGGCAAAATAATGAAGCAACTTTTTGTATTGATATTTGTATTGATATTTGTAATGATAATTTCAATGGGGTGTATGGATTGGCCAACGGGACCAGATCGCCATGACCTACCTGGACCACCATGTCCGTGGTTAACCAAAGCGGGATATGAGAATTTTGAAGACCATCGGTGTGATAACGTTGATTGGAATGAGATGCAAAGCTCAATAGGAGAAGATTATGACTAAAGGCGGCACAGAAATTAGCGCGCTTGCCAAAAAGCTGGCAGGACTATTTTTAATCACTTTTGCTCTGTTCATCTTGGGTTGCGGAACAGAACCAAAACTTCCTCAACCACTTATTACTGTGGGGGTTTCAGATAATCCGGGTCCATTTTGTTTGTGGCAGGAGCACGGTATAACAATCACTGCTTCTCCTGACGATGAAGCAATTTGGAGAATTTACTGGATGAATTGTCCCACATGTACGAGAGCAGATAGTGGTCAATATCTTGACGGAGGTGTGGCACTTGAAGGAGAGGTTGGGACACAGGCACTGTATATTCCCACTTATAAATTTACAGAAGTAATTTTTGAGGCTGAAGCGGTACATGGTAGTGCACTTTCATATCCTATCGTTCGTGATGTGACTTATTATCGTTCTTGGGCAGAACTATACCCTGATTGCGCATGGTTAAATGAAATTCTTGACAATGCATCAATTCAAGCAAGAGTGAACGCATTGATTCAAGAAAAAGTAAATGCTGCCGTCGTACTTTTAGGACCAGACAATCCACAGATCCGCGCATTTCTATCTATTGCGGATCTTGAGTGAGCAATGCGCTGGCTGGCATTGCTGGGCATCTTATGGTTGGCCGGCTGTGAATGGCCGGCCCCACCGTGGTACGCTCAAACCTTTTGTCCACCTGAAGCCAGAGATTCAACCGGAGTTTATATTGGAACAATAAATGAAGCTCGAGGCTTATGTAATAGATTTTATAAGAGAGGTTCCAACATAGCAATAATTCATTTTGAGATTGCTCGATGCGTAAGCCAGTGGGCAATGAACGATTCAACATTGTGGCTTCCATCAACTAATTGGGAATTGTGTTACCCCCGTTATTGGGCAGACGACGGCAACACGGGACGAAGGCCCGGATACCCTGGTTTTTGGTAATAGATAGTTGTGCGTATGCTATTCTTACTGACCACAATATTTTTGATTGGATGCTCGCACTTGCCCGGCTACAGATCCATGACACAACCAGGCCCTAATGACCCATGGGCGCCTACAATTTGGAGCGGCGACCCCCGGTGTCCTATTGCACCACGGGGAGATTGCGTGAGTGCACGATACATAGATGCGGTCAGCCCTATTATAAAGTGAGGTTATAAATGACAGAACCAGTTTTCGATTTTTCAATGAAGTATAAGAAATTAGATCCGAGTGCATTGCCGCCCCAAAAAGCACATGAGAACGATTTGGGGTGGGATTTGTTTTCTCTCGACTCTCCCATTATTCCACCATTTAATTACCGACTTGTTCGCACAGGCATAGCAATAGGTTTTCCGCCTAACGTGGGCGGCATTCTCAAAGACCGAAGTGGAGTTGCTTCCAAACAAGGTTTGTTCGTGCACGCAGGCGTCATTGATCCTGGTTACACTGGTGAGATTTTGGTGCTGATATATAATAGCAACAAAGTGCCCGTAGAAATTAAGATGGGTGCTAAAATTGCCCAGATGATTCTTATGCCGGTTTTTATGGTTAGTGAACTCAAAGAAGTTAGCGACTTGGACGAAACCGACAGAGGCTCCGGAGGCTTCGGAAGCACAGATAAATAAGGAAAGTATGGGTCGCAAACGCAAAAAGCAAAAGACTCAAAAAAGACCAAAAATCGAAACGAAAGTCGCTCAATTTCTCGACGGCTTAAAACTCAACTACCAACAAAACTACAGAATTGACAAATACTCAGTTGACTTCTTTGTTGAAGGAAGGTATATCATAGAATGTTACGGAGACTTTTGGCATTGCAATCCTAAGAAATATGAACCCGACTATTACAATAAAGGGTTGAAGTGTGAAGCAAAGAAACGATGGCGCCGTGATTCCGAAAGACAATGGTCGCTGGAAGCAATGGGATACCCGATGCTTGTGCTGTGGGAATCACAGATAAACAGCAACGCTAAATCATGTAAGTCTAAAATCCTCAGGCACTTAGGTAGGGTGGACAAATCGTGAGAAAGTGGTTATATTTCATAAGTGTACTAAAGTTAAGAGGTTACAGTGATGCGGTCCCCGTTGGAGAACTACAACATCGCCATCAGCACCTTGCCGCCGGGCCACTACGGCATCGCCGAGGCTCGCAAGAGGCTGAAGGCTGAGTATGCGGACTGTCGCACCTTGGAGAAAAAGTTGTGGAAGTCCCTTCCGAAACAGGTCCGTTCGCGCCGCACTCTGTCGCAGGACGAGATCCTGTCTCTGGCCGCTGTGGTTTGCAAGTACCTGAAGCTGCGACCAGTGACCGCCGTACACTTCCGCAGCCGACTGGCGCGCGAGATGCACGCCCTCGGCGCATACGAGCAACGCAAGTTGCATTTCCCGTATGCGGACAACGTGCCCACAACCGCGGTCTGCCACGAGATCGCTCACCACGTCGCCGCCCAGGAGGGCATGAACTCTCCAGCTCACGGCGGGGACTTCCTGTGGTGTTTGTCGCTCGTGTACGAAGTGTTGGTATTCTGGGCCGACAGGAGAAAGTAGAAAGGAAACCACAATGTATATCGTAGGCCAACACGATGACAAGACCATTGAGCAGTTGCGCGGAGTAGCAACGCGCGCCGCTCGTGTTGCCATCATGGCTGATGGCCACCTTGGCTACTGGATGCCCATTGGTGGTGTTGCTGCCTTCCGCAACTGGATCAGCCCCATTGGTGTCGGCTTCGACATCGCATGCGGCAACTGCGCAATCCAAACCGACATGAAGCTCGCTGACCTGGGTGACGCCGAGAAGCGTCACGAGCGCTTGTCAAAGCTTGCTGACGACATTGCAAAGCATGTGTCGTTCGGGCTTGGTCGCACGAATCTTGCTGACGATGCTCCAACTGACCACCCGCTCTTCGATGACGAGCGCTGGGAGGTGCTGCCTCGTGCTGCTGATGTAGAGACACTCAAGGAGCTTGCTCGCGCTCAGCTGGGCACGGTCGGCTCTGGCAACCACTACGTTGACGTGTTCGCTGACGAGAACGGCGTGCTGTGGGTCGGTGTGCACTTCGGCTCGCGTGGCTTCGGTCACAAGCTGTGCAGTGGTTTCGTCAACATCGCCGCAGGAGCTCACTGGTCTGACCACATGGTAGTCAGCGAGGAAGAGTCCAAGGGTGCGCTCATGCACCTCAACACCTGGGCCGGTCAAGCCTACTGGGCGATGATGGAGCTTGCTGGTGACTACGCCTACGCTGGACGCGAGTGGGTAGCCCGCAAGGTCGTGTCACTCCTGGGTGCTCACGAAGTTGACTTGGTGCACAACCACCACAACTTCGCGTGGAAGGAAGAGCACTACATGCCAGACACGGATGCGTTGGAAGAGGTAGTGGTCATCCGCAAGGGTGCTACGCCCGCATTTCCTACTCAGAGGGGCTTTGTCGGTGGATCAATGGGTGATGTATCGGTCATTCTTGAGGGAAACCGAAAGGCAACTGACGACCGCGTTCAGTTGCAGCACTCTATGATGTTCAGCACCGTACACGGGGCAGGTCGTGTGATGGGGCGTATGCAGGCGAAAGGCAAGAAGGATAAGCACACTGGCGAATGGAAGCGTGAGCCGCTGGTGACGCAGGACATGATGGATGCTTGGGTCCAGAAGGCCGGCATCTTCCTGCGCGGTGGTGGCCGTGATGAGTCGCCGCACGTGTACCGCCGTCTGCCTGACGTTTTGGCTGCGCAAGGTAACACCATTGAGGTGCTCCACACCTTGACGCCTCTCATCGTTGTGATGGCAGGTGAAGATGTGCGTGACCCCTATAAGGATTAAAATGAAACTACCAAAGATAAGTCTCTCAAAGAAATGGAAGGATAGGTTGTATCAGTCTTTCATGATCCTCTGTATATTAGGGATTGGAATGTTCGGAGGAATGACTATAGAAGCAAGAAAAGCAGCCAATAAAGTTGCTGACGCACAAATTCAAAGCGCTCAAGTGTTGCTATTTTTGACAACACAATATGCTGCACTGAAAATGTCTGCTGGTTTTTGCCGCATCAGTGACGACGCTGAACATTGTGCGCTTCTGATTGATTATCACAAGATTCTCATTGGAGAATATCTCGCGCGAGAAGTAGAAGAATTGAGAGATTTTCCAGATGGAGATAAAGATGACAGACAACCAATACAACTATCCATTCGTAGTACAGGGTGTAGTACAGGGTAGTGACGCAGAACGTATCCAAGACGAGATGCGAAATGGTACTCCTGACACGCCAGAACGGATTGAAACAATCCGACGAGCCGACGAGCTATATAAGAAGTTTGAAGGTACAAACGAAGAACTGGAACATTTGCTGCGGTCAAGAATAGCAGAACTGGAAGCTAAAATTGAGATGCTAAAAGTGTGTCCCTGTGCAAGACAAAGATTGCAGATTTATGACAATGATGGAGATCACAGGGTTCTTTGAAGAGTTTAGATTTCTGTCCAACTTTTGGCCTTGTCAGATAAAGTGGATGGGAATTGATTTTCCTTCTCTTGAACATGCCTACCAAGCATCTAAAACTCTGAATCGGAAAGACCAGAAATGGATTGCCTCTCTTGAGTTGGCTAAAGAGGCAAAACGAGCCGGGCGCAAAGTGAAGATGCGTTCGGATTGGGAGCAAATCAAAATTCCCACAATGAGAGCTTTACTGCGCATTAAGTTTAGTGACAATGCTGACTTGCGAGAAGCTCTCCTAATGACGCACCCAGCGTACTTAGAAGAAACTAACTATTGGGGCGATACTTTTTGGGGCGTGTGTAATGGTGAGGGTGAAAACCACCTTGGTAAGCTTCTAATGGAGGTGCGTGACGAAATTAAAGGTAATTAGCCGATGACAATGGTTATTCCTATGGATCAAACTCGTGAAGTGCAAATGACTGAGCTTTGTGGCCTTATTTGGAACTCTGATTCTCACGGAGAAGATGCTACAGATAAACACGACAACCCCTATGAGTTGAAAAGCACATCCACGAACAAAGAATTCTCTACCGCTCGTGACCTAAACATCAACACAATTGAACGATATATGAATTGTTATTGGGTTTTTGCCTTCTATAACGGAAAAGGTGAAGATATAATAGATCGCATGTATCTTTGTCATCCTGACGCACTCAAGCCTAAATTTGAAGAATGGCTCAAGAAAATGGGTGACGCCAATTATTACTGCAATACTCTTTGGGAGTATGCTTGTCGTGAAATGGAACGAGAACGCATCCCTTATCCTATGATTGCCCACTTCAAAGAGGAAATCAACAAGATATTCAATAGAGGCGGCCAGAATTTACCTGGCCCGTCTATTCCAAAGGGACTTGTAGAAAAATCACTCGAAGCTGGTCTGGGCATTAGACTTGAGCTAGATTCTCATATTCCTGTTAGTCTCCAATTGGAAGAGTTTGTTGTCAGAAATCCTCTAAAGCAGAGGCGCCCAAAACTCTTATAATTACATTCTACATTTACCTATTGACAAAACGATTCTAAGTCTGTATTATTCAGTATGGGTCAGGGATGCAGCTGCGCAGCTGCATGGACGCCCACCGGAGAAACTTCATATGAACAACAAATTTCCCTCAATTGTGCAAAACATGTTTGCCGCAACTAACGCTGACGAGTTTCAGAGTGCGGTCAAGAACTTTGACAAACACATGCTGACGACACGTCAAGCAAACGAGATTTACGATGTGTTGGTCAAGCTTGCTCGCGCCAACGAATCTCTCCGCGAAAACTTCGTGTGGTGGTTTGTTACTTGTGATCATTACTACTCTAAGGAGTACCGATTCCAAGGAAATCTTGGTTTCGGTGGTAAGTTTTGGGTCAACGCCGGACGCTATTATGTGACTTGCTATCCAGAAGACGAAACGCCAGATCGGCTGACGACGATTGAATCCGTCAATGCTGCTCTGGCTTCTTTAAGTTCCAAAGGGAGGGACAGATGAGTGAGCATTTGGTGAAGCGTCTGCGAGAAGCTGGTGATGTCGGCCTTGACCTGTCGCCCGGAGACTCTCTTTGTGCGGAGGCCGCCGACCACATCGCTGCTCAAGAGCAGGAGATCGAGCAGCTACGGCAACGGCTGAACGAGGCGCGCCTGGGGAACCGAGCTTGGACGCGCCAGTGCAGGAAACGACCGATGATGACTGAGAAGCTGGCAGCGCTGCTGAGAGCATACATGGCTGACCGTGAAAGCCGTTCATTACCACCAGAGGACATGGCTGACTGGCTCGCCGCCCATGGGGTTGTGGTGTTACCGAAGGAACCGAGTGAGGCGGCAAAGGAGGCGGGTCGTGTCGCAGACGACCGGTGGTGGGACTTCGATGGAGTTGACCCAAAAGTTGACTGGATGGAATATGTGCTCTGTGCGGCCTACGCTGCCGAGCGTCGCGAAGGATGGAGGGAAAGGTGAAGTTTCGTAAGAAACCTGTCGTGATCGAAGCCGTGCAACTTCGCTGGGACACATGGTCGGAGATGTGTGACTTCGCTGAGGTGGGAAGGCTGGAGGATGGCAGACCACAAGGCAGTGAACG